TATTAAAAATTACTCCTCCATCTAAAAAAGAAGTAGCACAACATGTTGCTAATGTTTTAGAACAGGAAAATATTAACTATGAACTAAATGACTTAGTATTAGTAGTTAATAAACATTATCCTGATGTTAGAAAAATACTTAATACTTGCCAGGTTAATACAGTTGATAGTAATTTAAAAGTTGATACTTCTATTTTAACCTCAAGCAACTATACAGATGCTATTCTAAAAGAACTTAAAACACCATCTAAAAATAGCTTTAAAAACATCAGACAAATACTTGCAGATAGTAATTTGGATGATTTTGAAGAAATTTATAGATTCCTATATGATAATTTAGATGAGTATGGTAAAAACGATTTAGCTAAAGTATCAATTATCATTGAAATAGAAAATTATATGTACCACGCCAATTTTAGAATCGATAAAGAGATCTCAGTAATGGCTTTAATATGTTCAATCTTAAAAACAATACAATAAAAAATGAATCAACAAGCAGAAAAACTTAATGTCAATATTGACATCAAATCATCTCAACCAATCACTTCACCTGAAGGTAATCATATCTTTGCTGAAGGTGTAATTATTAGAAAAATTTCTAAATTCGTAGCGGGAACAGCTGAGGATGCAATTATTCCTATTCCTTGTTTTTATGACGTTAAAACCGGTAAAGTATTAACTGAATTGCTTCCTAAAGACATCAGGGACGAGTATGCAAATCTTTGATTTTTTAAAACAGATTACTTACGAAAAACAACCTTGGGACTCATTTACTGAGGAAGACAAAGCATCATTTAACCCCTATTTATGCCATCGCTTCCTCAGTATGAATCCTGAGTATATTGAGTTTGTAAATTTAATTCAAAATATTCCTTATACTGAAAAGGAAAAAATATATAAACTATATTTATATATGATTCCAAAGAAAAATATGTTTTTAAAATACATTAAATCATCTAGAACTAAAACTAGAGAGGAGCTATTACAGCATTTAGCTTCTTACTATGAATGCTCTTTACGTGAAGCAGATGAATATTATCATATGCTTCATAATGATACTATTAAAGGTATTTTAAAGAAAAAAGGTATTGATGATAAAGAAATTAAAAAGTTATTGAAATGAAACTATTAAATATACTGTTAGAAGTATATAAAGAAGAGTATGAATTAAATCTTAAAGAAGGTTTAATTAAAACTACTAATATTGGAAAAACTTTAAACATTTTAGAAAAAAAATATTCATCTAAATTTATATTTACTAAAAGTAAAAATTCATTTTACATTAAAACATTTAGTACAGACATTAATACTTTATTAAACAGTATCATTAAAGATGCTGATAATTTAGGATGGTTTCCTTCCTTTATGGAAACAGAAGAATATACAGGAAAATGGAATGAAAAGTATTTTAAAGAAGGTGAAATTAAATTAAGATTTGAAGCTAAATTTGATGAAGAGATAGTTGAAAAAATACCTGAAATTCTTTATCATATCACCCCAACACAAAACTCTGATAAGATTTTAAAAATAGGATTAGTGCCTAAATCAAGATCAAAAGCATCTTACCACCCAGATAGAGTTTATTTATCTAAAGATTTAGAAGATATAGAAAACTTAGGAGAAATGTTTTATCAAAAAACAGGAATAAAAGATTGGTCTATATTAAAAATAGAAACAGATTTTGTTCCTGGGAATTATTTAAGGTTATATATTGACCCGAATTATACTCAAGGTTATTATACTTTAAATAATATTCCTCCACAAGCAATAGAAAAAGTAAAAGATATAAATTATTAAAAATAATGGACAGTATTGTAAAATCAATTATAAAACAATTTGAAGAACGAAGTATTAAAGGTAAAGAAAAGTATGGCACTGATTTAGATAGAACAGATCTATCATTACTAGAATGGATAGAACATGCTAAACAAGAGCATATGGACGCTATTCTATATTTAGAAAAGCTTAAGCAACAATATATAGAGGAACATAAGCTGTGAAAATACCTCCTATAATAAAAGCTATTCAAAATAAGCCTTTAGCTGAGATAAATTATGCTTTTCATAAAAGTGTATCTTATAGCCAGTTTTCAACTTATGCTAGTTGTCCTCGTAAATGGCAACTACAATATAGAGAAGGATTAGACACCTACCAGTCAACAATTAATACTGTTTTTGGAACAGCAATTCATGAAACACTTCAACACTATCTTACTACAATGTATGAGGCATCAGGAGCAGAAGCCGATAAAATTAATTTAGAGGATTATTTTGAGGACAGGTTTAGAACAGTTTATATGGACGAGTATAATAAAAACAATAAAGTCCATTTTAGTGATGCTGTTGAGATGAGGGAGTTTTATGATGATGGAGTTGCTATTTTAAACTTTTTTAAAAAAAAACGAGGACAATATTTTAATAAAAAAAATTGGCATCTGATTAAATGTGAACTGCCACTTGTAATAATACCAAATGAAAAAATACCTAATATGTATTATAAAGGATATCTTGATTTAGTATTATACAATGAAAATACGAAAACATTTAAAATTATAGATATAAAAACATCTACTAGGGGTTGGAATAATGATACTAAAAAAGATGAATTAAAACAATTCCAACTTATTCTATATAAATATTATTTTAGTAAACTACATAACATCCCAGAAGATAATATTGAAGTTGAGTTCTTTATAGTGAAAAGAAAAATATGGGAAGAAAGTGAATATCCTCAAAGTCGTATTCAAGAGTTTGCTCCTCCAAGTGGCAAAATTAAAGTTAAAAAAGCATTATCTGCCTTTAATAATTTTATAGAGCAATGTTTTAATAATGATGGAACTTACAAAAACACAGAACATCAATTCACCCCTAACAAAAATTGCCAGTATTGTCCATTTAATGATAAAAAAGATTTATGTCCAAAATAATATTTGATATATTTATATACAAATTAATGTTATGAGTAAAGATAAAACACTTACAAGTGTAAAGGTACAAAGCGATTTATTTGAAGATTTTAAAATGGAGTGTGTAAAGAGAAAATTTTCTTTACAAAAACTTGTAGATCGTGCTATTCATATGTATCTTACAAATGATGAATTTAAAAAGTCAATTCACAATCACAATAAATTAGATAGATAAAAATTTTATGAATTCAAGTTTTGCGTATTTACCTCAAAATGAGAGGAAAAAAATCTTGTTAATTTGTGACGATATAAGAGTACATTCAGGAGTAGCTACTATTGCTCGTGAATTAGTTCTTAATACCGCTCAACATTTTAATTGGGTTAATATAGGAGGTGCTATTAATCATCCTGAACAAGGTAAACGTTTAGATCTAAGTATAGATACTAATACTAACACTGGGTTAAATGACAGTTCAATTATCTTATATCCAACTAACGGTTATGGAGATGCTCGTTTAGTTAGACAACTGATTAGCATGGAAAAACCAGATGCTATATTTTTAATTACAGACCCAAGGTATTTCACTTGGTTATTTCAGATTGAAAATGAAATCAGAAAGAAAATACCTATCATATATTTGAATATTTGGGATGATTATCCCGCTCCATTATATAATAAAGCTTATTATGAATCATGTGATGCATTGTTAGCTATATCTAAACAAACTAAAAATATTAATGAATTAGTATTAGGTAACAAAGCTAAAAATAAACTTATTAAATATATACCTCATGGTTTAAATCATGATATTTTTAAACCACTTGATTCTACTTCACCTGAACTAGTTAATTTTAAAAAACAACTCTTTGAAGACAAAGAAATTGATTTTGCTTTATTTTTTAACTCAAGAAACATTCGTCGCAAACAAATCCCAGATACAATGTTAGCTTATAAGTTGTTTATAGATCAGTTACCTAAAGATAAAGCTAAACGTTGTGCTTTTGTTTTACATACTCAAGTAGTAGATGACAATGGAACAGATTTAGGAGCAGTAAAAGAAATGTTATTTGGTGATGATGAAAAATATAATATTATATTCTCAAACAAAGTATTAGATCCAATAGGAATGAATTTACTCTATAATAGTACTGACTGCCAAATACTATTAACTAACAATGAAGGTTGGGGATTAAGTTTAACAGAAGCAATATTAGCCGGTAATCCAATTATCGCTAATGTGACTGGAGGAATGCAAGATCAAATGCGTTTTGTTAAAAACGGTAAATGGGTTGATTTTGATGCTGATTTTCCTTCAAACCATACAGGTACACTTCGTGAGCATGGTGAATGGGCATTCCCAGTTTATCCAACTAATAGATCAATTCAAGGTTCACCATTAACACCTTACATTTGGGATGATAGATGTAATGCTGAAGATGCTGCTGAACAAATTAAAGCTGTTTATGATTTGTCTAAAGAAGAAAGAATAGCACGAGGATTAAAAGGTCGTGAATGGGCTTTAAGTGATGAAGCTGGATTTACAGGAGAAAAAATGGGAGCTAGAGTAATAGAGGCATTGGATGAATTATTTGCCACTTGGAAACCAAGAGAAAAATATGAGTTAATAAACGCAAATCAAGTAGAGAAAAAAGTAGTACCACATAAATTAGTATATTAAAATGAAACCATTATTTGTAATTAGTTGTGCTGTTGATACCTACAGTGGGTATGGCGCTCGTTCTCGAGATCTAGTCAAAGCAATTATTGAATTAGATAAATATGATGTTAAAATTATTCCTCAAATGTGGGGTAATACACCTTGGAATTTTATACAAGATAATCCTGAGTGGTCTTTTTTAACAAAATATATTCTACCAACTCCTCAACTTCCAAAACAACCTGAAATCTGGATGCAAATCACTATTCCAAGTGAGTTCCAGCGTATTGGAAAATTTAATATTGGAGTTACAGCTGGTATTGAAACAACTTTATCACCTGGTGATTGGATTGAAGGTATTAATAGAATGGATTTGACTTTAACATCCTCAGAACATTCAAAACAAACCTTTATTAATACAGTACTACAAAAAGTAGATCAAAGAACAAATCAACAGTTAGGTGAAGCTAAAGTTGAAAAACCACTTGAAGTTTTATTTGAAGGTGTTGATACGAATGTTTATAAACCTATTTCTAAAGATGAAATTACAAATATTGATTTAAGTAATATTAAAGAATCATTTGCTTATTTGTTTGTAGGACATTGGATAAATGGTGAAGTAGGCGAGGATAGAAAAAATGTAGGTTTATTAATCAAAGCATTTTACGAAGTATTTAAAAACAAGAAAAACAAACCTGCACTTATTTTAAAAACATCTCAAGTAGGTTCTTCTTATATGGATAGAGATGAAATTTTAAAGAAAATTAATTTTATTAAATCTACAATTAATTCAACTGATTTACCAAATGTTTATTTACTTCATGGTGAATTTAGTGATTCTGAAATAAATGAATTGTATAACCACCCTAAAGTGAAAGTAATGGTAAGTTTAACTAAAGGTGAAGGATTTGGCCGCCCATTACTAGAATTTAGTATGACTAAAAAACCAATTATCGCATCTGGATGGAGTGGTCATGTAGACTTTCTGAGACCAAATATGACTACTTTACTCTCAGGAACATTAACCCCAGTCCATCCAAGTGCTGCTAACCAATGGTTATTAAAAGAATCACAATGGTTCTCAGTTGATACAGGCCAAATGGGAGCTTGTTTAAAAGATATGTTTGAAAATTATAAAAACTATACTGAGAAAGCTAAAATGCAAGGATCATATAGTAAAAATAATTTTAGTTTTGAAAAAATGAAGGAAAAAGTAGATGAGCTATTAACCAAATATGTTCCCGAGTTTCCAAAACAAGTAGAACTAAAATTGCCCCAACTCAAGAAAATTGAATTACCAAAACTTAAAAAAGTAGAAGAAAATGCTTGATCAAATTATTACTTGCCCTCGTACTGGTGGAGATTTATGCTACGTAATAGAGGTTACTCCTGAAATTAAAAACTACAGTTCATTATCTTGTGGATACTGGACTAACAGTTTAATGACAGAAGGTAGTGATTTTTACAATGAACAAATGGAGACACTACCAGAACTATATAAAGATTTAGCTTGGAAAGACCCAGAAACAGAATTAGTATGGTTACCACAAACTATCAATGAACCTAAAAAAGGCATGGTATTTGCAAACGGTACTAATGCTGGAGAATGGAAATGGGCAGCTGTGAAAGCAGTTCCTGTTCTTGAAGAGGAAAAACATAAGTATCCGATTCCAAAACAACCAGGTAAATTTTATGAGTTCAGAATGGATATGAGTACTCTTCAACACTTTGAAGAGCGAGACTTTATGGATGCTCTTTCTTATATAGGCTTGTTACCTTAAACTTTTTTATTATATTGTAGATATGAAAATTTCATATGCAATTACAGTCTGTAACGAACTAGACGAAATAAAATATTTACTTGATTTTCTTCTTAATAACAAACATAAACAAGATGAAATTGTTGTGTTAATGGATACTACAAAGGCCACTGATGAGTTAATATCAACACTACGCCATTATGAAATGCACAACATGGATCATATGGTTGTATGGCCTGGAGAGTTTAAAGGACACTTTGCTGACTGGAAAAACAAATTAACTTCATACTGCTCAGGAGACTACATCTTTCAAATTGATGCTGATGAGTTACCCAATGAACTATTAATAGAAAATCTTCATAGTATATTAGAAAACAATGTAGATGTTATTTTAGTTCCTAGAGTAAATACAGTTCAAGGTATCACTCCCCAACATATTCAAGCTTGGGGTTGGAAACAAAATGAAAAAGGATGGATACAGTGGCCTGATTTCCAATGGAGAATTTATAAAAATGATCCTGGAATTAAATGGATAAATGTAAAACATGAAATATTAGAGGGCTATAAGAGTTACGCTAATTTACCAGAGTTAGAGGAGTATGCTTTGTATCATCATAAAACAATAGAAAGACAAGAAAAACAAAATAATTTTTATAGTACATTATGAAAATATTTGTAAATCATTTTGATAAAGAGGTATTTAAGCAAAAACTAAACCATTTAAATCATATTGATTTTTCTTTATTTGTTGATTATTTACCTCAATCTCAAGAAGAATTGTCTCCTATTAATATATTAGTATTACAAGAACCAAATGAATATTTTGGATATCATGATTGGGCTATTCAAAATAAACATTTATTTAATGTTATATTAACTTGGGATGATAAAGTAATAAACAATTGTGATAACACACTGTTTTTACCTTTTGGTCATAGTTGGTTTAAACCAGACCAATATGAGACAACTCATGATAAAGTATTTCAAATTTCTCATCTGTGTGGTAAATTATTAAAAACTTATGGGCAATCTCTTAGACATGAGTTATTAGCTAGAGAAAATGAGATTAAAATACCTACTAAATTTTTTGATGTTTATGGAGATAGATATAATATTGAAGATGCTAGAAAAGGCAAAGAAGAAGTATTTGGTGACTCAATGTTTGGAGTAGCTATTGAAAATACTTCTCATAATGGATATTTTACTGAGAAAATATTGGATTGTTTTTTATTAAAAACAATTCCTATATATTGGGGATGTTCTAATATAGATAACTTCTTTAATAAAGAAGGTATAATTAAATTTAGTAATATAGATGAATTTATTTATATTATTAATAACTTAAATGAAGATTATTATAATTCTAAAAAAGATATTATTGAAGAGAACTACCAAAAAGCACTTCAATACGTTGACTACGAACAAAACATAGTAAATAAGATAACAGAAATATTCAAATTAAATAACTTAATATGAAAAAAATATGGTATGCTCCTAATAAGTTTGAGTCTTATGGAGAACAAGAAATTCAAGCAGTAGTTGATTGTTTAAGAGATGGCTGGATAGCAGGATTTGGCCCTCGTTCAGTTGAATTTGAGGAAAAAATAGCTAAACATTTTGGTAAAAAATATGGTGTGTTTGTTAACTCTGGATCATCTGCTTGTTTATTGGCTTTAGCTAGTTTACAACTACCTAAGGGAACAAAAATCTTAACCCCTGCTTGTACTTTTTCAACCACATTAGCTCCTATTATTCAATTAGGATTAGTGCCTGTATTTGTAGATGTTGATTTAAATACTTATGTAGTTAATGTTGATGAAGTATTAGCTGCTATAACAGATGATGTTAAAGTATTGATGATACCTAACTTAATAGGTAATAAACCAAATTGGAAAGCTATTAAAGATGGTTTAGTAGCTATGGATAGAGAAGATATTATTCTAATTGAAGACTCAGCTGATACAGTCACTCATACTCCTGAGACAGATATTGCTACTACAAGTTTTTATGCTTCTCATGTTATTACAGCAGGTGGACAAGGCGGAATGGTAATGTTTAATGATGAAAAATTACGTAATGTTTGCCTACAGTTTAGAGACTGGGGACGTATTGGTGATAATTCAGAAGCTATGGCTGATAGGTTTAATCATAATGTAGATGGTATTCCTTATGACTATAAGTTTCTATATGGTGTTTTAGGATATAATATGAAAGCATCTGAAATGAATGCGGCTTTTGGTTTAGTTCAATTAGAACGTTTTAAAGAATTTGAAAAAATCAGAAGAGCAAATATTGAAAGATATTTAGAGAATCTTAAAGATGTAAAAGAAATATTATTACCTGATGATAGTATTAAACCAAATTGGTTAGCAATACCTCTTCAAACAGAAAAACGATATGAGCTACTCCATTTCTTAGAAGAAAATAATATCCAAACCCGAGTAACATTTGCAGGCAATGTAACACGCCATCCAGTTTATAGAGAATATCTTCAACCTTTTGAAAACTCTGATATTATTATGAAAAATGGTTTCTTGTTAGGAGCACATCATGGTATGACTATTGAAGATGTAGATTATGTTTGTAATAAGATTAAAGAATTCTTTAGCAAATGAAAGTAGTATATATAACAGGTTGTTTGGGTTTTATAGGTTCCTACATCACCCGCACATGCCTTCAAAAAGGATGGTATGTTAAAGGTGTAGATAAAATAACTTACGCTGCTAACAAAGATTTATTGGATGAATTTAATCGATATGATAATTTTTCATTTGTTAATTGCGATATAAACGATTTAAAGTTTCTTTATGATTGTGATTATATTATTAACACAGCAGCTGAAACTCATGTTGGTAACTCAATAGCTAACAGTGATGAATTTGTATCCTCAAACATAAACGGAGTCCATAATTTATTAGAATTAATTCGCAATTATAGACAAGAAACTTCTAAAACTCCTATATTGCTTCATTTTAGTACTGATGAAGTTTATGGCGATATAGAAAAGGGAGAACATACAGAAGAAGACCTATTAAAACCTTCTAACCCATACTCAGCTACTAAAGCAGCAGCGGATATGTTAGTATTAGCTTGGGCTCGTACCTATAATTTACCTTATATTATAGTTCGACCTACTAACAACTATGGTATAGGTCAATATGTTGAAAAATTAATTCCTAAAGCATGTAAATATCTTAAATTAAGAAGAAAAATACCATTACATAATAATGGAACACCAATCCGAAATTGGTTGCATGCTCAAGACACAGCAAACGCAATTATCACAATCATTGAATCAGGTATTGAAAATGAAATATATAACATTTGTGGAGGATTTGAACAATCAAATATCACTACTGTAGAAAAAATACTTAAAGAATATTTTGGAGATTATGAAGTTTCTAGTTATATTGATTTATCATATAATAGACAAGGACAAGATGTTAGGTATGCTTTAGACGATTCTAAATTAAGAGCATTAGGTTGGGAACCTAAAGCTAATTTTGATCAAGAATTAAAATATATAGTAGAATACTATAAAAATAAATTTATTTGGTAAAAATATGAAAACAGAAAATCTCAATAATGATGTTATCTTATCATTAGCTAATAAAAATTTAATTAGTATAAAAACTTCTTTTGAAGATGAAGGAGCAGATTTTGTAGAAGTTTTATTTCTAAAAACATTTTGTGATAGGAATAATATTCCTCTTATATTAAAAATAAGTGGAGGTGAAGCTATTAGAGATATTAAAGATGCTAATAAAATGCAAATTAAAAAATTAGTAGCTCCAATGCTTGAATCTAAATTTGCTTTAGAAAAATATATCCAGAGTTGTGATAAGTATTATACTGTTTCTGATAATGAATTAGCTATAAATGTAGAATCAAAAGTATGTTATGATAATTTAAAAAATATTTCATTGTCTCCCTTATTCACAAGATTAACTAGCATTACAGTTGGGAGAGGAGATTTAGTGCAATCTATGGAATTAGATAGATATGATGGATCTGTAGATTCTGAGTTAGTATTAAATATATCTCGTGATGTGTTTAAAATAGCTAGAAAAAATAATTTAGGTTGTACTTTAGGTGGTTCAATGACTGTTTCATCTAAAGATTTTGTTTTAACACTTATTAATGAAGGACTATTAGATAAATTTGAAACTAGAAATGTTATATTTGACAAAATGGCTTTACAATATTATGATTTTTCTACTTTAATACAAACTGCATTAGATTTTGAATTAAATTATTTGAAATCTAAAAGAGATTACTATAATACTCTATATAATCAAGATATTAACAGAATCAATAAATTATCAAATAAATAATATGGATTATAAACAAGTTATTAATCAAGATGAATATAATAATGTATGTATTGATTTTGATGGTGTAATACATGATAATTTTGATGGATTTGGAGATGGAACAATATATGGTCCAATCATTCCTGGAGCCAGTGAAGCTATTAAAACATTGTCCACTAAATATAATATTATAATTTTCACAGCTAAAGCCAAACCAGACCGTCCATTAATCAATGGAAAAAATGGTGTAGAATTAGTTTGGGAATGGTTAATAAAACATAAACTAGATTCATATGTTAAACAAGTAACAGCTGAAAAACCAAGAGCTTTAACATATATTGATGATAAAGCAATTAGATTTACAGATTGGAATTCAACATTATCACAATTTAAAGAACTATATGAGAGTATGTGATTATATAGCTAGTTTTATAGCTAGTAAAAACATTAATTATGTATTTACAATCCCAGGAGGCGGTTGTATCCATTTAAGTGATGCTTTTGCCCGACAAGAGTCAATACAAGTTGTAGTTAATCATCATGAACAAGCGTGTGCTTTATCAGCTGAAGGATACGCCAGGTTAAAAAATGAAGTTGGGGTATGTTTAGTCACATCAGGCCCTGGAGGCTCAAACACATGGACTGGTATATTATGCTCATATCAAGATAGCATACCAGTCATGACTATAAGTGGGAATGTTAATAAAAATCTAACTACTAATTATACTGGGTTAGAATTAAGGCAACTAGGTGATCAAGAATTTGATGTTGTAAAAACAGTAAGTAATTTTACTAAATATGCTTATCAAGTCAATGAACCTGACACAATAAAATATCATCTTGAAAAAGCATATTATTTAGCAACTAGTGGTAGACCAGGACCAGTTTGGTTAGACATACCCTTAGATGTACAATCAATTCAAATTGATCCTGATAAATTAATTGGGTATGATATTATTGAAGAAGAGTATTCTTTATCTCAGGACACTCTTACTTTAATACTTGATAAATTACATAACAGTAAGAAACCTTTAATTATAGCAGGCCATGGTGTTAGATTATCCAAATCTATCAATCTATTAAATGATATACTTGAAAAATACAAAATACCTGTAGTGACATCATTTAATGGTAATGACTCAGTGTCAAATGAATATGAATATTACTGTGGTAGATTTGGTACTCATGCTCAAATAGCAGCGAATAAAATAGTGCAAGAAGCAGATTTTGTTTTAACTTTAGGTAGTAGATTATATGTACGACAAATAGGATATAATTTTAAAAGTTTTGCCAAAAACGCTTTTAAAGTGTATGTAGATATAGATATAAATGAATTAAACAAACCCACTATCTTCCCAGATGTTAAAGTACATTATGATGTTTTTAAATTTTTAAATTTAATAAAAAATAACATTAATGTATCTGATATATCTGAATGGAGACAATATTGTAAAGACTTAATTAAGCAGCATCCAACTGTATTACAAAGACATAAAGAAAGTAAACCTTTAAGCATATATGCCTTTATAAATAGCTTGAACAATCAAATGAAATCTGATCTACCTGTAGTCACATCTGATGGGTCAGCTAATATAGTAGGAATGCAGGTACTTAAACTAAAAAAAAACCAACGCTTATTTAGTAATAAATCAACAGCTCCTATGGGTTATGGATTACCAGCAGCTATAGGAGCATGTTTTGCTAATAATAAGAAACAAATAATATGTTTAGAAGGTGATGGTAGTCTTCATATGAATATACATGAATTACAAGTTGTATTTCAACATCAGCTGCCTATAAAAATATTTGTATTTAATAATGATGGTTATTTATCTATAAAAATTACACAAAAATCTTTTTGTAATGGATTACTTTCATTATCAAATTCATCAAGTGGTTTAACATTACCATCATATAAAAAAATAGCTCAAGCATATAATATTCCTTATACCTCTATTAAAAATAATAAAAATCTTCAACATCAAATAGATAAATGTTTTGATGTAACTGGGCCTCAAATAATTGAAATTTTTGTAGATCCTAATGAATTTCATGAACCTAAAGTGATGGCCCAAATAGATGATAATGGAAATTTTATCCCTGGAGAATTAGAGAATATAAAATGGATAAAATGAAAATATTAATTACAGGTGGAAATGGTTATATAGCTAAAAGTCTTTATAATTCTTTAAAAGATAAACATGATATAACTTGTATCACAAGACAAGATTTTGACCTAATCAACTCTTCTGAGACACTAAAATATTTTTCAGATAAACACTTTGATGTTATTATTCATTGCGCGGTAAGTGGAGGCAGTAGACTAAGACCAGACAGTTGTAATGATATGGATAATAATCTTAAAATGTATTATAACTTATTAAACTGTAAAAACAAGTTTAAAAAATTAATCCATTTTGGCTCAGGAGCAGAAATAAACACCCCTGAATCACCATATGGCTTAAGTAAAAAAATTATCGCTAAATCTATTTCAGAGATAGATAATTTTTATAATATTAAAATATTTGCTGTGTTTGATGAGAATGAATTAGATACTAGATTTATTAAAGGAAATATAAAACATTATATAAATAAAGAACCTATAATTATTCATCAAGATAAATGGATGGACTTCTTTTACATGAAAGATTTGATTTCTTTAGTAGATTATTATATCAATAATGATGATCCACCTAAACAAATAGATTGCTCATATATTAAATTGTATAAATTATCTGATATAGCTAACATTATTAATGATTTAGGTGAATATAAAGTAGATGTTAAAATTGAAAATAATGAATTAGGATTAACATATTGTGGAGAATCTAACATGCTGCTAGATTTTATAGGATTAGAACAAGGAATTAAAGAAGTTTATAATCAATTAAAAAATGAATATTAAAATTATATACCATATAATGCCGTGGGAAATAGATTACGCCCTATTATCTTTCATTCAACTAAAAAAATCTAAATACTATCTATCAGATGATGTTAATATTATAGTTGAAACAGTATTAAATTTATCTTCTTATATTATAGACTGGAATAAAAGTAAACTTCCTAAAGAATTTTTTATTGAGAAATATAATCAAATATCTAATTTATTAATTGATTATACCCATAACAAAAAAATATATGACGGAGATAAATTATATGGACATTTAGATTTACAAAAAAATTGTGTATCTAAAGAAGTTGATTACTATATTGGAATATGCCCAGACATGTACTTCAGTGAATATTTGCTATATTACATGATTGAAGGAATTAAAAATATTAAAGATAAATATTTCGTATTATCTCCTCAACATAGAAAAATGTCAGATTTTAGTTGGGATCCAACTACATCCCCTGACTTTCTTGATGTGCCATATTCTCAATGTAATAATATTGATGTTTTTGATTTAAGAATTCAAGATCAAAATAAAGATACTTCTATAATTCAAGTCTCTGATGGAAAATGGGCTGGGTGGTTTGATTTGTATAGTAAATCATTTTATGAAGATCTATGCCCTATCCAAGACGATTGGTCAGGTTATGGGCCTTGGGATTGGTATAGTTTAATATTAACAAACATAGCTAAACAAAATGGGTTAGATTTTAAACGTTATGTAGTTAACGGCCAAACAATAGGAGAATATTGGACTGGAGTTTTATTAGAAAAAGATGGATTTTCAGGTTATTATAAAAACTTCATAACCAAAAATATTATCCCTAACCAGAGAGAAATATTTGAATCTAATATGGAATCATACGTTATTAAAGGTGTTAAAATGTTACAAGACAAAAATATTATATGATAAAATTAGTTATATTTGATTTAGATGGTGTATTAGTAGAAGCTAAACAAATACATTATGAAGCTTTAAATAAAGCACTAGGAGAAAAATACTCTATATCTTGGGATGAACATTTATCAGTTTATGATGGTTTAAAAACAAATCAAAAATTAGATATGTTAACTGAGAGAAAAGGTTTACCTATTAACACTCATAAACAAATTTGGAATGATAAGCAGAAATATACTTTAAAAGCATTATCTAATCTTCAACCCAATACACAATTGCAGGTTTGTATGGATTCACTTATTGCTAATGGATATAAATTAGCAGTTTGTAGTAATAGTATTCGTAAAACAGTATTAACTGTATTGTCTAAGTTTGATATCATTGATCGTTTTGATTTAATATTATCAAATGAAGATGTTAATAATAGTAAACCACATCCTGAAATGTATTGGAAAGCGATGAGTATGATGGGATGTTTACCTGAAGAGACTTTAATTGTTGAAGATTCACCTTATGGATTACTAGCAGCTAGTAGGAGTAAAGCTAGTATAATGAGAGTTGGCTCTCCAAAAGATATTACTTATAATAATATCTATAAACATTTAAATAAAGAAAAAACAAATATGACACCTAAATGGAAAGATGAAAAACTTAATGTTTTAATTCCAATGGCGGGTGCTGGTTCTAGATTTGAACAGGCCGGATATACATTTCCAAAACCACTTATTGAGGTTAAAAATAAACCTATGATTCAAGTTGTGATTGAGAATCTAAACTTAGAAGCTAATTATATATATGTTGTACAAAAAGCACATCGTGAGAAATATAATCTAGATACATTATTAAACCTACTAACTCCTGGGTGTAAAATAGTGGAAACAGATGGTTTAACTGAAGGAGCAGCGTGTACTGCATTATTAGCCAAAGAATATATTAACAATAATAACCCACTATTTTTTGCCAATTCAGATCAATTTGTTGAATGGGATTCAAATGAATTCATGTATAAAATGAATGAAACTGATGCTGATGGGGGTATAGTCACATTTACAGCCACACATCCAAAATGGTCATTTGCTAAAATAGATGAAAAAGGATTAGTAACTGAAGTAGCAGAGAAAAATCCAATATCAGATATAGCAACAGTAGGTTATTATTATTGGAAACATGGTTCTGATTTTGTTAAATATGCTGAGCAAATGATTGATAAAAATATTCGAGTAAATAATGAATTTTATGTATGCCCAGTATTTAATCAAGCAATTGAAGATTGTAAACAAATTAGAACATTCAACACATCTGGAATGTGGGGATTGGGGACACCTGAAGATTTAAAGTATTATTTAGAAAATTATAAAAAATGATAGATATAAATAATTTAGAATTAATTCAAACTCCTCAATCATTATTTGATAGTTTTAATTCATTTATTTTAAGTGATGATAGAAGAGTATTTAATAAATTAATATCAAGAACCTTATTATATAATGAAGTTAAAAATGTCCCTGGAGATATTGTTGAATGTGGAGTTTTTAAAGGAACAGGATTATATACTTTTTTAAAATTAAAAAATATATTTAACCCTAATTCATCTAAAAAAGTTATTGGATTTGATTTTTTTGATACAGATGGATTAATTTCATCTATCAATAATAAAGAAGATAAGGATGCTATGGATGTCTTATTTAAAGAAAGACATTTTTCCCATACTCAATTATTTAAAGAAAATTTTAAACTACAATTAATTAATCATGGTTTTTCTGAATCTGAATTTGATTTAATTGAAGGAGATGTATCTGAAACAACAAAGTTGTTTTCTCAAAATAATCCTGGATTTAAGATATCTCTACTATACATGGATTTAGATTTAGAGATTCCAACTTATGATACTTTAGTTAATTTATGGGATAATATTACTAAAGGAGGAATTATAGTATTTGATGAATATGGTTATCATAAATGGAGTGAATCTAAAGGGGTTGATAGATTTATTAATGAGAAAAATTTAGAAATACAGTCTCTTAATTTTATATGTCCAACAGCTTATATTAAAAAATGATTTTAATATCACATAGAGGAAATATTAATGGTAGGATACCCGAATTGGAAAATAATCCTAACTATGTAAGTAAAGCTATATCTTTAGGATATCATGTTGAAATTGATTTATGGATGAAAGAGGAATTGTTATACTTAGGTCATGATGAGCCTCAATATTTAATAAATGATTCATGGTTAACTCAATTTCTCTACAAATTATGGGTACATTGTAAAAACTCAGAAGCTATAGTTTATTTACAAGAAAATTACCCTCAAATAAATTATTTCTGGCATCAAGAAGATGTATTAACATTAACTTCTAAAAATTATCTTTGGGTTTACCCAGGTAAACAACCAATTAAAAATAGTATTTCTGTTATGCCTGAGATTTATAATGATGATGTTTCTCAATGTATTGGAATTTGTAGTGATTATATTCAAAATTATAAAAAATGATATTATTATTTAATGTATTTATAACAGACAAATCTTCAACTAGAGGACAATGGGAAAGTTTAGGGGTATCATATAATAGAGGAAATTTACCAAAATTTAATAAACTAGAGATACTAAAATATAGTCTAGCTAGTTATGCTGTTGCATATCCTTGGAAAAGAGTTATATTAAATATTCAATTAGATGAAGAATATAATTCTGAAGAAAATAAAAATAATTTAAAGGATTTTATTTTTAATGAATTCAAAAACACTGATCTAATCTTTTCAGACAAACGAAATCTAATTCAACAAGATTGGATTAACACTTATAATTTATTGAATGATGATGTTATATTTTATCAATGTAATCATGATCATATCTTTATAGATAACTCAAATGAATATTTAACTGAATTAGTTAAACTAAGAGATTTATATAAAGAAAATTTAACAATCTCTACCTCCCACTTCCCAGAAGCTATTAGAACATCAAAGCCTGGGTATATAGATCATAATGATTTTGTTTCAACAAATCCTAATTTAACATATGAATTAAAAAATAATCATATATTTTATGAAGGTAAAATTTTAGATAGTTTAATTATAATAACTAAAGAAATTTATTACAATTGGTTTTTAGAAGGAGATTGGAGCACAATCCAAGTCCCAAAAGAATTATTCCCATCAGGACAAATGGAATTAACTAGAACAGAAGGAACTGGGGTAATAGGGATTGGTGGAATTAAAGATATATTAGGGTCTCCATTCATAAAACAAAAGATAGTGATCCCATATAAGGAATTATTTAGACATTTTGATGGGTATTGGCATCAAAAAATATCTAATAATCAATGTCCCGCTATAGATATACCACCTGGTTTTTTTGAAAACAATATTAAAATTAGATATGGGTATGATGATTATAAAGAAGGATGGGTTAATATAAATCCTAAAAATCCTAATTATTATGCTGATGATAAAACAGGCACTGATTATAAATTTACTTTAGAAAATTTGCCTTTAGTTTGGAAGAATAGAATTTCTATTATAGATTCAAATCCTGATATAGATGAAGAAGAAATGATTCAATATTGTTTAAAGTCAATTTTAGAGATGATTTATACTCATCCTAAGTATGATCAATATTTAGAAGATAAATTAAAAGATAATATTCTAAGTAAATATTTAGAAAATTACCCTCAATATAAATTATGAATCAAGGTATAGTAATTCAAGGTCCTACCAACTACTGTAAAGAAATAGTAGACTGTTACACAGGTATACCTAATGTTGTGTTTTCAACTTGGGATGATGAACCCCAAGAAAATATAGATTATATAAAATCAAAAAATATAGATGTGATCCAATCCCCTAAACCAACATTTCCTGGGTATTTAAACATTAATTACCAAACTTTAAGTACATATGTTGGCTTAGAATATTTAAAAGAAAAAGGCATAACTGAGGTTTTAAAAATTAGAGGGGATTTAAAACCTAATAATGTTAAGTTATTATTAGATATTTTAAAAAATAGACCTTTATCATTTTTAGCTATTTGCAAACCAGGTGTAAGATCTTTGTATTATGAATTAGGATATCAACATACTAGTTTTGATTTCCCTGTTGATTTATTTCTCTATGGGAATATAGAAAACTTAGAAAAATGCTTTGCATTTCAGATAGAACAAGAACTATCTATACCCCCAGAGTCTCTAATTGCTTATAATTATTTTCTTAATTCTAGTTTAGAATTTGAATTAGATTACAATACATTTATACAAAATGGAATTACTTTTTTTGCTCAAGAATGTTTAGATAACAATATAAAAGTAGAATGGTTAAAACAAGGGTGGGATCTTATAGAATATTCATCAAATAAAAATTGGTACAATTATTAAAAATAAATTTTATGGCTCACAAAGAACAAATTAATTATGTTAATCAAATTAAAAACAAATTTCCACATTACTTCACTAATAAAAAAGTATTAGGAATAGGCACCTTTAATGTATGCGGCACAGAAGATGTTTATTTCACAGAATGTGACTACTCAGGACTAGATCTAGGACCGGGCCCTGGAGTAGATATAGTATGCCCTGCTCAAGATTATGATGCTCCTGATGGTACATTTGATGTTATTATATCATGTGAATGTTTTGAACATAATCCATACTATAAAGAAACAATTCAAAATGCTGTTAGAATGCTTAAATCAGGAGGTATGTTTTTGTTCACTTGTGCTACTACTGGAAGACCAGTACATGGGGTAGCTTCATTAGAAGAAGAAAGTAAGAAAAAATTTCCAAATTGGAAAACAATGCCTAATGTATCTAAAGAAAATTGGGATAATGAATATTATAAAAATTTAACTGAAGAAGATATTAGAGAATGTATTGATATTGATTCATATTTTTCATCATATGAATTTGAAGTTGAAACTAATCATTGTGATCTTTTTTTCTGGGGGATTAAAAAATAATATATGACATCACTTATAATACCTACTGTTTCTAAAACAAGAGAGTACACTAATAATATTTTAGATAATATTACAAAAATTTATCCTAATAAATCTGAAGTAGAAATTATTATTGAGGAAAATGATAATGTTGATTTAGGTACAAACTATAATAATGCTGTAGCTAAAACTAATGGTGAAAAGATAATTTTACTTCATAATGATATGGTTATTAAACCGGGTTTTGTTGAAACTATGGATAAACATATCACTAAAGGAAGAGTTACTACATATACTAGAGTAGAACCACCTATTTATTTAGATACATATCCTGGTAAAGTATTATTAGATTGTGGTTATGATTTAAATTCTTTTAATAAAGAAAAATTTAATCAATTTAATATAGAAGAAAATTTAACTGATGGTGGATCACAATTATTTTTTGGTTGCTTGAAAGAAGACTATATTAAACTTGACAATATTACATTTAGCCCACCTCAAATGTGGTGTTCTGATGATGATTTACATCTTAGATATAAATTAGCAGGATTTGAACATAAGGTAAGTTCAGCTCATGTTTACCACTTTGTTAGTAAAACCTCTAGAACAGGCAATTATCAAGAGATAGAACAACAATCAAATATAAACTTTGTTAAAAAATGGGGTTTTAGAAACTCTATATATAATGTTGTTTATAAGAAATCTATAAAAATACATAATTCTAACCCACAACTAGAACAAGTTTTAGAACCTTGGTTTAATGGAGGAAAAGACATTATTGTTGAAGTAAATGGAAACACTTTTACCCAACAAGATTTCATCACCATTCAACAACTAAATGATATAATTAAAGAAAGTGGTGAGATAGGTTCATTTGAATTAGGCAATCTAAAAATCACTATTAATTCAATGACTGAATATCAAAACACTCTTATTAAATTATAGTTTGGCCTCCCAATTTCTTAAAGTTATATTTAGTTAAAATTAAGAAGCATGGAATACAATCATAGTAATTATTATTTCTACTCACATCTAGATCCTAATAGAGAACCTATTGGTACATGTCGAGCAGGTACTTTAGACATAGCAACCTATTATTTTGCATCTATGAAACGTATGAGTGTTGAAGATTTTTTAAAATTATATTCTATAAGTATAAAAAATGAATCTAAATAATTTTGGTAGTAAATTAAAAATTAATCATAATACTGATTCTCAAGAAAAAGAGATCTTTATTAACACTATTGAAACCCTTGAGCAATGTTGGATCAGAACAAATTTTCTCCAAGCTCAATTAGGTGTTGATTTTTATAATTATGAACAACATTATTTTACAATGATTGAAGATTTATTATATTTAAAATATGGAGATGCTATTGGTAGTTTAATCCTATGGTATGTTTATGACCGTTATGATAAAGATGGAAACTTACTATCCATTGAAGTAACAATTAAAGATAAACCTAAAAAAGAGTATAAACTAAAGTCAACACTTGATCTTTGGAATCTAGTAGAAAAAATTTTAAAAACAAATAAATAAAAGTTATGATTAGAAAATGTATTATATGTGGAGTTGAAATTGACCCAAGACGAATTGCTATTTTACCTGATACCCAAACATGCACTCAACATTCAACTGTTGAAAAGAAAGTGGCTGTTACTGTTCAAAAAGGAGAAGGTGATCATACATGGATTGAAACATATGCTGTTGATAGAGAGGATTGGGATAGAATGATGGAAATTGAAAATAATTGGAAACAACAAATTAAAGAAACACCTACAGTGAAAGTATCGAATATAGATGAGGATGATATTATTCCAACAGTAGATGATTTTGAATCCAATGAAGATGATGAAAATAAACCATTTGAAGAAGAAATTGATAAATTTACTGAAGAGGAGGAATAATAAACATGCCTAAAGAAACTTGTATATATTTGTTATAAATAACATCATGACAGGTATATACAAGATAACATCTCCATCAGGTAGAATTTATATTGGGCAATCAGTTGATATTGAAAGTAGATGGAAATACTATCAGCATATTAATAGTATTAAAAACCAATCTAAACTTTACAATTCATTTAAAAAATATGGTTATGAAAACCATAAATTTGAAGTTGTTGAAGAATGCCTAATTGATCAACTTAATGAAAGAGAAATATATTGGGGTCAATATTTTAATACTATTAATGAAGGTTTAAATCATAAATTAGGAAATCAAAATGGTATCTTTAGTGAAGAGACTAAAATTAAAATGAGTAAAAAAATATACCAATATGATTTAGAAGGTAACTTTATTAAAGAATGGAAAAGTGTTTCTGAAGCATCTTTAAAATTACAAATAAATAAAGGATGGTTATCTCATATTATAAATCACCCTACTATGACTCTTAAAAATTTTAGATTCACAGATACTAAAGTATTAAAATTAAATCCTATTACTAAAAACTTTAAATCTAAAAAACCAGTTTTACAATATAGTTTAGAAGGTGATTTAATAAAAGAATGGAGTAGTGCTAAAGAAGCAGCAACCTATTTTAATATATTCACTCAAAATATAACGGCTTGTTGCAGAGGAGAAATCCAAACCTGCTATAATTTTATTTGGAAATACAAATATGTATGATAAAATACATAAATGAAAAAGTCTGAATTAAAACAAATTATTAAAGAAGAAATAGAAAAAGTATTACCTGAAATTCATTCCACATCTAATATTACTCATTTTGAAGGTAAAAAAGTATTCAATGACACATATGAAGATATACTTTTTCTAATAGATAAAATATCTCCAGGAGCGAGTTTGAATAATATGTTAAAAAGTGAAATTAAGAGTATTTTAAAAGGATATGGAGAAGAAATGATGGATTTAGGTGAAAAATTAACTCGTCAAGAAATGGTATTACTTAAAAAAATAGATCAAGAAAAAATGGCCGCTGAGTAAAGAAATAAAAATACTTTTTGAATTAAGCTTGGGAAACTAAGCTTTTTTTATTAAATTTAAGTTATTAACCAATAAAATTTAAAGTTATACCTAAATCTAAACATCTTTCCAAAGAACAAGTAGTGGCTGCTATGAATAAGACCAAGTCTGTTCGAGCAGCTGCTAGATACTTAAATGTATCTTATATCCATATGAAAAAATGGATGAAGTTATATAAAAATGAAGATGGTACTAGTTTGTTTGATGCTCATAAAAACCAATCAGGTAAAGGTATTCCTAAGTTTTTATCTAATGTTCCACCAAATAAAAAGAAGGATCCTGCTTTAATAGATGTTATAGAAGGTAGAATTGATCCAGCTCACTTTAACCCTCAGAAAATTAAATATAGACTAATAACAGAGGGTTATTTAAAAGAAGAATGTGGTAACTGCGGATTCCATGAACGCCGAGTGTCTGATTATAAAATCCCACTTATCCTACATTTTAAAGACAAAAATAAACAACATTATAGGCTTGAAAATCTAGAAATGCTTTGCTATAATTGTTATTTTTTGATGGTTGGAGATGTGTTTAATAACAAACAAATTGAAGGACTAGAAGATCACAAACCAGTTAATGAAAGTAACGTGGATTGGGAACTAGATGATTATACATTACAACGACTTAGAGAATTAGGATTAGATAAACCTGAGTCTACAGATGATGGGAGTGAGTTTATAAGCCGGATTTAATATTTATTAATAAATGAAAAAACAGAAACATAGTGATATTATAAGTGATTATGAAAAAATTAAGTCTAAACATTTAGAACAATTAGCTAGTAAAATGTTAAAAAATGATGAGAAAATAAATAGACTTAAAGACAAAAATATTGATATTAACTTTTTAAATCTATTCTAACTATGGCCACAGAAATTACATTAAACAATAGTGACGAGTTTCAGGATATGATTGATAGAAAAGATTTTACTATAGCTAAGGCCATCGTAGAGGCTATTCTAAACAATATTAACACTCGTAAAAAACATGTTCATATACTATCAGTGAATTGTATAGATGATAATACTACTTATGATATCACTTTAGAGAAAAGATATTTTGTAGAAACACTACAAGAAAATTTAAAATTCTATGTTGAAAAAGAATTATATGAGGAATGTTCTAAAATAGTACAAGCTATAAATAATTTAATAAATAAAGAAAATGTCATTGAAAGTACCAACACAATCAAAACAAAGAAAACCAAGAAAAAAACGTCCGGGGATTCACTCGAAGAAAAAAACCAGTAAAAATAAAAATAGTAAAAATTATAAAAAATTATATAAAGGACAAGGATAAGTTATGAGTAAAAATTCAGCACAACAACATTTAGAATGTTTCAAAGATTGGTTACGTTTCATCGAATCAAAACGTAAACATAATAAAAAGCCAATCATAAAGAAAAATAAACCACTAACCAAATACCATCCAGCTTTGAATTATAATGAAGAGTAATTATTTGGATAATATTCCTGATGAATATTTAGCATACATGGCTATGTACCATTGGGATAAGCTAAAACAATTCTGTATACTCCTAACACTAGATTTAGAAACAGAGGGTTAAGAAATTAACCCTCTTTTTGGCTTCCAGTGATCTTGATGTTATATTTAGGTATAAATTAAAACACATGAGTGAGCGTGGTTATTATTTTAAAGACAATAAACATTATGTCACTGGTGGTTCTATTCCACCTATGCTTGTTAATCTAATAGATAAAATGAGTATTATACCTTGGTGGGTAAATGTTCCATTAGATACAACTCTTAATGATATTATTTGGATTAAAGAAGATAAAGAACAAATAAAACCTAATTATTTTGAAATTAAATCATCTTCAAGTAACGAAGTATATTGTGTAACTAAAAGACCAAATAATAAATATCATTGTACATGTCCTGGTTATTGGAGAAGTAAAGATCATATTTGTAAACATATTAAACAAGTTATAAAGGAAAAATCATTATGAAGACAATAGGTAAAATCACTAACACTTGGAAAAAGGCTCTCAATCATATTAAAAATAATGATGTTGAGAAAGCAGTTGAAACACTAGATACTTGTCTTTTAATTTTAGCTCAAGCTACTGAAGAAGGCAAAACTCAACTTGATAATGTAAAAATTGATACTTGGAAAGTAAGAGTATGGGTCAGTCTAGAAGAACTAAATGTAATCCCTGAATACGATGCTTATATCTAAAACAAAGAAAAAAGAACGAGTTGATTTTGTTAAAGATGACCCTGAATATAAACCTTTTATTGTGATGAATGAATACCTGCAAGTATGGACAGGTCTAAAAGATGGAGGACTTACTTTAACATTCTCTGATAATTTTGATGATGCTAAACCTCTTAATTTTCATACTCAATTTTTATCATTAAAAAGGGTATATAAATTAACTAAACTAGAACAAATATATTTATGAAATTGTTATTAGGAATAAGTATTGGACTAATAGCTCAAGCTTTAACTTTTATTCAATTACAAGGTCGTTTTAAGTTTCCTTGGATGAAAGAACATCCACATGTTATTGTATTGCTTGGGATTCCTATATCATATCTATTTATGTGTTCTGTTCAGTATATGGTTGAATATTTTGGAGGAGCACTTTGGCCTTCTCGATTAATAGGTTTTGTTATTGGAACTTTTGTTTTTACATTCATGTCAGTGAAGTGGTTCAATGAACCAATTTCTATAAAAACAGGAGTATGTTTGTTTTTAGCATTTTGTATTTTAATAATTCAATTATTTTGGAAATAATATGGGTGAAAAAAAAGGTAAAACAATAAAACTAATTTATGATTTTCCAACACAACTAAGTACTGAAGTATTTGAACATAATGTGTGGAGTAGAGTGACTTGTATTAATTTTAGAAGTTTTAATGGATCACGCCGTATTTTAAAATTCTATAAAAATGGGGATTCATATTATGAAGAGTATAATGGACCTGTTTTTTTATTTGAAACAAATACTAAACTAAAAGATATGTCTAAAAAAGGATATGTTTATCCACATGATATTCAACCTAAAGGACTTATAAGACAATCAGAGTTAGATTATCTTAAAAATCCAAAGGTAGATAAAAACAAATATATTTATAAATAAAATTATGGCCATCAAATTAGATAATACTTTAACTAATCTTGAGAAAATACTTAAATCATCTATTTATGAGAATAAAATGGAATTAATCCATCCATCTCAAGAGTATGGACCATTACAAATAGCTTATATAAAAGGTTATATATGCTCCTTAGAAGAAATATTAAAAGAAGTAATAGAAATAAATAATACAGAACAAAAAAATGTTTATAAAGTTTGTTTAAATTAAAAATATTTATGTTCTGTATTCATAAACAGTCCATGAATAAAAAATTAACATATCATTATTACAAAATAATAAACATAATTCAATCTTGTGAAACCCAAGACCACTTATTCTCAGCTAAAACAATAGTTAACAATTTTATTAAATATTGGGTTTATCATAAAATAAATAATGAAGTATTAAATATATATGTTAAATATTTTACTATTTTAATAAAACATAAACATAATAATATACTAGGTTATGACTAATGAAGAACGTTTAGAAGAAATCATTTATCAAGCACATCAAAGAGGAGATAATGATATATTACATTCATATGTTGACATCTATCGTAAACAACACCCAAATTTACGTTTAATTGATTACTATGATATGGCTCATACACAAATAAAAAAAGAATTAGGGATTATAAAATAAGTTTGGCTCCCCACAATTCTCTAGCTATATTTATATCATATGATAAAAAACATGGCACAGAGTAAAAAACATATAAACATAATTGATGGATTAAATGAACGTCATATAGCTCAAATCATACGTAGAAAAATGATTCAACGCACTGAACCAAATAGTAAAACATATAAACGAGAAAAGTATCGTTATGATGGAAATAATTAAGAGTGTTTTTTGCTCTGAATATACTTAAGTCATTATTTTATAATGATGAATACTCTATAATTTCAAAACAAGGATGGGAGGTAATAAATGAAAAATATAATAATTCTAAATAATACTCCATTCTTTATTGTTAGAGATGTTTGGGTAGGTAAATTTATTGATAATATTAATGGAGGTAAAATACTTACTGACCTTATTGAGTTATGGAAAGAATATACTGAAACTGATTTTGTTTATCAAAACGGTGAAAGAGTATTATTTTTAAAAAATATAGACGAACCAGAATGGTTTGAAATCCAAGATATAAATGAAGAACAATTATAATCCAAACAATAAGACATTTAGAACAATTGTTTTAAGTGGTGAAATAGATGAGTCATCTGTTAAAGATGCTATTCAAACTATTTCATTCATAAATGAAATTGATAATGGTAAAGATGAAGTTGAACCTATAAAACTAATCATTAATAGTTTAGGTGGTAATATACTTGATGGTTTTGCTTTAATAGGTGTTATAGAAAACTCATTTGTTCCTGTCTACACATACGGTTATGGATCAATAATGTCAATGGCCTTACCTATATTAGTTTCTGGTGATAAACGTTTTGGACATCAATTAGCTACATTTATGTATCATGAATGCTTGGATAGTGTACCTTATGATAAAATGTCTGTTATAAAAGAAAATATAGAAGAAACAGATCGATTAATGTCAATGTATGATAAATATCTCATCTCCAGAACATCACTGACTCAAAAACAGTTAAATAAAGTTAAGAATAAAAAAACTGACTG